TTTCAGAAACAGGGATTTTACTGTGCAGCTCCTGTAAAAACCAAAGATTTTATTGCATATTGGGACGATCAAAAAAGAAAATGTCGTAATGGTATTATTGTAAAAGATGGTGAACAGTCTTGGTATATAAGCAGAGACTACTACATGTGGTTAAACTTTCTTCCTATTTATGACAAAGAAGAAAAAAGGTTTGACTTTGCTAAGGTGAGAGATGCCCAATATCACATGGCATTGTATGAACATCTAGCTGAACTGCATTATAAGCACGCCATCATCCTAAAGAAGCGTCAGATAGCGTCTTCTTATTTCCACATGGCTAAGTTACTTAACCAATATTGGTTTGAAGAAGGTGCTGTGTTAAAGATTGGTGCTTCTCTAAAGGACTATATAAACGAAAAGGGCTCTTGGAAATTTCTTAATGAGTACAAAAACTTTTTAAATGAACACACAGCCTGGTATCGTCCAGCTGAACCTGACAAGGTCGGGGCATGGCAGCAACAGATTAAGGTGAGAATAGGTGGTCGTGATACCTATAAAGGTTTAAAGTCTACGATTAACTTATATTCTTTTGAGAAAGACCCTACACATGGTGTCGGTGGTCCTGTTACATACTTTTTTCATGAAGAAGCAGGTATTGCTCCAAAGATGGATGACACATACGGATTCATGAAACCAGCTCTTAAGTCTGGTCACATGATTACGGGTCAGTTTATTGCTGCTGGATCAGTTGGTGATCTTGATCAATGTGAGCCAATGAAGGAGTATATTCTACACCCAGAAGAGAATGGTTTTTACGGGGTAGAAACGGGCCTTATAGACAAGGACGGAACGATTGGTATATCAGGACTATTTATTCCTGAACAGTGGTCTATGCCCCCTTATATTGACAAATACGGCAACTCTAAAGTGGAGGAAGCTTTGGATGCATTAGAGAAGGAATTTGAGAAGATGAAAAAGGATTTAGATCCTGCAGCTTATCAACTTACAGTATCTCAGCAGCCACGTTGTATTGAAGAAGCATTTGCTACAAGAAAGATAAGTGTCTTTCCTCCACACTTGGTTGCTAAACAAATGCAAAGGATTCAGGATAAACAATATCCTATAGAATACTTAGAGCTTTCTAGAAATGCTGAAGGCAAAATAATAGATAAGCCTTCTAGGAAAACACCTATTATGGATTTTCCTATTTCTAAAAAAACAGAAGATAAAGAAGGTGTAATCTGTATTTACGAAAGACCACACAAAGATCCTACATTTGGAATGTACTATGCTTCTGTGGACCCCGTTGGAGAAGGAAAGACCACCACGTCTGAATCACTATGTTCTATATATGTTTATAAGAATCCTGTTGAAATTATTAAGGATGAGGGTAATGGTAAAGTAAAGAACGAGATAGAACGTGACATGATTGTAGCATCATGGTGTGGACGTTTTGATGATCTTAACAAAACCCATGAGAGACTTGAGCTTCTTATAGAGTGGTACAACGCATGGACGATTGTAGAAAATAACGTAGCTTTGTTTATCCAGTATATGATAAGTAAGAAGAAACAACGATATCTTGTACCAAAAGATATGATTTTGTTCTTAAAAGATATTGGAGCAAATAGAAACGTATTCCAAGAGTATGGATGGAAGAACGTAGGTACATTGTTTAAAGGAAATGTACTATCTTACGGTATTGAATTCTTAAAAGAAGAACTTGATTACGAGACTAAAGAGAACGGAGATATTGTAAAAACCGTATATGGGGTTGAACGTATCCCAGATATAATGCTACTTAAAGAAATGCAGGCTTATAGGGAAGGACTAAACGTTGACCGGTTGGTAGCGTTTTGTGCACTTATAGCGTTTGCAAAGGTGCAGCAGAGTAATAGAGGCTTGGCTAAACGTGTGGAAGTTACAAAAGAAAACTTGGATAACTCCCAGAAATTTAGTAAATTAAACTTGAGCCCCTTTAGACATATTGGAGGTTCAAAAGGCGGTTCTTCTGGTATGAAAGCAACAAGAAATCCTTTTAGAAATATAAAGTAATTATGGTAAACAAAGAACTTCATACTCAAAAAGTTACTATTCTTTCTAGACTAATTAAAGAAAGCTCTCTCACCCTTGAGGAAGCTCTTCTTCTTTTAAGAGAAGAGGAAGAGGAAGAACAAAAGGTTGAAGAACCAAACCCTTATTATTCATATACTTACTCTACTGGTAATATAGGAATAAGTACAATCACTCCAAGTAATAAAATGACTATTGGCCCAACTGAAACGATGTCTTTTGGCTCAATAACTACTAATACCCTAATTGCTGATAATTCAGCTGACTTAAATACTTAAATATCATGCAGATATATAATGCTCTAGATCTCAAATCTGGTAAAAAGGCGGATTATAATAAAATGGGTACACTTACCCAGCCTATCCAGTTTTTGCCTGAAAAGGAAAAAGATGATGAATGGAGAGCATGGAACCTAGATTGGCTAGAGTTCCAAGGTATGAAGCAACTTAGACGCAATGCTCGTAGGTTAATGAAGAACTACAAGCTTGCTAAGGGTATTATTGATAAAGCAGACTACATTGTAGAAGAAGATAATGAAATGGCGGATCTTATTGATACGCTAACTAAAGAGGATGAGTCTGCACTAGAGCTTAAGTTTTACCCTATTATTCCTAATGTAATTAACGTATTGTGTAATGAGTTTTCTAAGAGAAGCTCACGCATTATGTTTAAAGCCGTTGATGATATTTCATACAACGAAATGATGGAAGAAAAGCGTTCTATGATAGAGAAAGTCTTGTTAGAGGACGCTGAGAGAAAGATGATGATGGAAATGATGGCCATGGGTATTGAGCTAGATTCTGAAGAAATGCAGAAAGCTTTAGCCCCTGAAAGCCTACAACAACTTCCAGAGATTGAAGGATTCTTCCGCAAAGATTATAGATCTATGATTGAAGAGTGGGCTACCCACCAGATGTCAGTAGATGAAGAAAGATTTAAAATGCAGGAGTTAGAAGAGCGTGGCTTTAGAGACATGCTTATTACTGACCGTGAATTTTGGCATTTTAAGATGAATGAGGACGACTATGATGTTGAGCTATGGAATCCATTGCTTACGTTCTATCACAAGTCTCCAGACGTTAGATACATCTCTCAGGGCAACTGGGTTGGTAAGATGGATATGATGTCAGTTTCTGACGTTATTGACAAGTATGGATGGATGATGACTCAGGATCAATTAGAGTCTCTAGAAGCCATTTATCCTGTACGTTCAGCGGGTTATGCTGTACAAGGATATCAGAATGATGGTACATATTATGATCCTACTAAGTCTCATGATTGGAACACAGAAATGCCATCATTGGGATACAGACAATATGCTTCTTTGTATGACACTAAGTTTGGTACAGGAGATATTGTAGAGTGGATCTTGGCTGACTCAGAAGACACAGTAGATTTTGGAAAGTCACACCTACTACGAGTAGCTACTATTTACTGGAAATCCCAACGTAAGATTGGTCATTTAACTAAAATTACAGAAGAAGGGGAGATTATCCAGGATATCATCTCAGAAAATTACAAGATTACAGATAAGCCTTTGTATAACACTGTAGTCTATAAGCAGAAAACTAAAGATAATCTAATCTTTGGTGAACACATTGATTGGATCTGGATCAACGAAACTTGGGGTGGTATTAAAATTGGCCCTAATAGACCAGCATTCTGGGGAATGAATAACCCAGGAGGCATTAATCCAATCTATCTTGGTCTTAATGGTGGTAAACCAGGACGGATTCCTTTTCAGTTTAAAGGAGACGCAACACTTTATGGATGTAAACTTCCTGTAGAAGGAGCTGTGTTTGGTGATAGAAACACAAGAAGTATTTCTTTAGTAGATTTAATGAAGCCTTATCAGATTGGTTACAACATTGTTAATAACCAAATTGCTGATATTCTAGTAGATGAATTAGGAACAGTTATTTTACTAGATCAAAACTCCCTACCTCGTCATTCTTTGGGAGAAGATTGGGGCAAAAACAACCTAGCCAAAGCTTATGTGGCTATGAAGAACTTCCAGATGTTACCTTTGGATACATCTATTACAAACACTGAAAACGCTTTAAACTTCCAGCATTATCAAGTGTTGAATCTAGAGCAGACAAACAGATTGCTTTCTAGAGTCAATCTTGCTAGTTATTTTAAGAATCAAGCTTTTGAAGTGATTGGTCTTAACCCACAGCGTATGGGTCAAGTGATTGCTCAGCAACAAACTGCCACTGGTGTAGAACAAGCAATGAATGCTTCTTATGCACAGACAGAGCAGTATTTTATTCAGCACTCTGATAACTTGATGCCAAGAGTTCACCAAATGCGTACAGACTTGGCTCAATACTATA